CGATGGTTACGGTCATGCGATGGTCTCATGTACCACTGCTCCCGTGAGGTCCATGGTCAGCGACCACGTCACGTTATCCTCGAAGCCTGCGGTCTGCTCGATGGAGGTGATGTAGCCTGCGACGTCGAACTCTTTGTCTCCGACGTTTGGGATGGCGCCGGCACCCACGTTGGAGAACGTGGCGAAGACCTTCGTGCCTGCGATTTGGTAACCGACCAGCGTGTTGAAGCCGTTCGTGGCGTCCTCGGCGAAGTAACCGCTGACGTTGATAGATGCGGACTTCAGCGCCGGCAGGATTTCCTTCCAACCTGCAGAGGTCTTGGTGGTGATATCGCGCACGTCCGTAGACATGGAGATGCTGCACTCGGTCACGTTAGCGACGACCGTGTGGGTGCCGTCTGTGGTGCCGGTGAAGAAGCGAATGCTCGAGGCATTCAGGATGCCGGTTGTCTGGGCCATTATTCAGGAGTGTTTTCGGGTTCCGTATCTACTGTGGCTGCTGCCTTCTTAGGCTTCGCGGCCTTCTTGTACTTCTCGTCCTCCGGGTGCGCGTCTACATGCCCGCTCTCCACAAGCTTGCGGTAGAACTTCATAGACACTTCGACCTGAAAGCCTGCCGGCCAGTCATAGCCAAAGTCCTGGAGCGGTTGATTGAGGGTGACGATCATAGTGCGAATGTAAGGAATGCGGGTTACTTCGATTTGCGCTGCGTGATGTACCACTGTCCGCCGATGCAGTGCACGGTAATACCGTCGTAGGAGCGGTCCATCGATGCCGATGCGCTCCCGTCGATGGTGACCGTCGTGTCTGCAGCTGCCGGTCGCAGCGTGAGCTCGCGCTGGTTGCTTAGGTGGTTGCCGGTTTTGATACGCACCTCGCGGCCCTCGTTGCCGGCCACTACCGGCAGCCGGAGGGTAGCTGTTGCAGAACCTGAGGCGGAGGCGTAATTAGCAAAAATGAGGTGGTCGTCGCTGTTTACCGTGAAGGTTGCCCCGTCGGTCAACGCCAGCGTGCGCGGCTCGTCGTACACGGCACCGCGAATAATGAGGTCGGGACGGACGGCGGTCACCGTTGGCAGCGTGAGGTTGCCCCGGTCAATGCGCGCCTCGTAGTCGGCCATGACCTTGTAGGCCCGCTGCGCCTCCTCGAAGTCCATGGTCTCCGTGGTGTACTGGATGCTCTGCACGTTGACGCCGCTGTACGTGCCGCCCACCCGGTCCAGCGCCAGGCGCACTGCCGAGGCCACGTCGATGACCTGGGTGTAGCTCGTGGAGTAGCAGGCTATCTCGATGCTCGCGGTGTCCAGGGCAGACGGCCCGGTCTGCACGTCGCTCGGGTCGTTGCTGCGGATGTTGTACACGATGTAAGGCATGGCCTGCTCCTGGTCCGCAACCTCTGGAAAGATGCGCGTGCTGACCAGCCCCGACACCGTGGCGTCGTTGCTCAGCAGGTAGTAGATGGCTTTTCCTATTGTCATTTCATGTAGCGTGAGAACTCCTTCTGCAACTCACCAATAAGCTTCTGCCGCATCGTGGCGTCTACGGCTTCCATGGCCCGCTGGTGGACCTTGTAGTTTGGGTGACCGGTGCTCTTCCCGCCGAACTGGTCGGGGAAGTCGCCCTGCTCCACGATGTGTGCGAACCAGGCGTCCGCGTTCGCCGCCACCTTCCGCTTCATCGGGTGGTTGGCGCGCGGTCCTGCCAGGATGGTAGGGAACTTCTTGTTGGCTGTCCACGTGCCCATCGAACGGCGCAGCGTGCCGCGCTCCACCATCACCTCGCTGCCACGCCGGCGGACGTAGATGGTGCGCTTCGCGTCCTTCACCATGGACTGCGCACGGCGCACGTAGATCATGGCAATCTTGCGGTAGGACTTCTGCACCTGCGCCTTGTTCAGCTCGCCGAACTCTACCGCCTTGGCGATGCGCGCCTCGATGTTAGCCAGGCCGTCGATGCGTGCGGTAAACATCACTCGCGGATGGTGCAGGTGAGGCGCAGACCGTCGTTCCGCCCGATCTCCTGGACGGTCTCGATGTTGTACAGCTTGCTGTTGTGGCTCACCCGGTCCTTTGGGCTGACGTCCGCCACCGTCGTGCTGTAGCGGATGAGGAAGTGCACCGGCTGCTTGCTCAGCACCTGCGCGCTCTGTATGCTTTCCGTGCCGCTGCCTTCGCGGTAGATGACGTCCGCCCATACCGTTGCCAGCGTGCCCCACGCGTTCACCCGCTCGCCGTAGGTGTTCGTGGTGGTGGTGGTCCGCTCGATAGTGATGCGGCTGTCCATACGCCCGAACTTCATGACAGCACGCGGTATGGGTTGACCAGTGCTTCAATGCCCATCTTCAGGCGGGTCGTGATGGTGCCCTGCACCTCCTCCACGCGGGACTCGTACAGGTGGCCCACGAGCAGGCGCACCGCCTGGATGAGCGGCGTGGGGATGGAGGCCTCAGGGTAGCCGATGGTCATGTTCACCTGCACCCGGTTGAGGGCGTAGTCGTACAGGTCCGGTGGGCTGACGAAGCGGATGCGGGCCGGCTTGCTCACCAGGTCGGTGTAGTAGTGCGTAGCTCCGAGGGTCAGCGTGGTTTGGCTGGTCGAGGTGTAGGTGATGGAGCTGATGCTCTGCACCGGTCCTACCGGGATAGCCACCGCGTGCCAGCTGTCCATGTAGCCAACCGCCGTCACGTCGCCGAGGCGGGTGTCCGTGATGCTCTCCACGTAGCTGATGGCCACCTGGCGGAGGGCGGTGATGTACGTGTCCTCGTCGCTGTGATCTACGCGCAGGAATGCCTTGAGAGCTGCCACCGTCACGATGTCGTCGAGCAATGGCGAGCTGGTGATGTTGATGGTCATCATGGCCCGAAAGTACGAAAGCCCGGGGGAGTGCCCCGGGCCTTCGCCTGTGTGGTCGTTGCCTAATTAGGCAGCGTTGATGTCAATGATTTTCGAGAGAGCGCCAGCCTGGCGAACGTCGAAATCGAAGAAACGGTTGACGTGCAGGACGATCTGCGCGTTGCCGGCAGCGCTGTACGGATCCACGAGCAGGTCGATACCGCCGAAGTAGGCGAGGATGCAACCCTGCTGGAAGTTACCGAAGAGCATCTGTCCAACTCCCGAGCTGGCGTCCACCAGGTACGGCGTAGCCACTGCCGGGTAACCGTTGAAGGTGTTGCTGGCGAGGTCGTACAGAGCAGAGACAGAACTTACCTGCGCCAGGTTCTTTGCGAACTTGTAAGCAGTGGGAGACATGACGTACCGTGCAGCTGCGAGGTTTCCACCTGCTGCAAGGACCGCCGATTCCATAGCCACTGCGATGGCAACGGTGAGGGTCGTCGAGCCGTCCGTGGACTGGTTGTCGATGGTTGCACCGTCGAGCGTGTCGAAGGCTTTCGTGTCGATGAAGGCGTTCATGGCAGCCTGCAATTCCTGCGCGATGACCAGGTCTACTGCTGTGCCGCCCTGGAGGAGGAGCTGCTTGGAGTAGGTGGTCTTCGCAGAAACCCGCTGCGGGCTCAACGTCAACTCGTCCATCTCGAGGCCGGATGCCGCGTTCGCGTCAACTTCGCCCTCAGCCGTTCCTGCTGCCTTCACAGAGACGCGCGGGAACTTCACGTTACCGGTGAGGTTGCTCAGCGTGGTCGTGCCAAGCTGCTCGATGACAGACGGTGCGCGCAGTGCTTCGATAGCTCCGCCCACGTTAACAGGAACAAATGCCGCTCCGTCCGTGGTAGCTCCGTATGCGCCGGCCGTGAAGTTGTCGGCAGATGCGCGGAGGAGAGCTTTCGTCGGGATAGCCACCTGGCCGAGAACCTGCAAGCCCTGGGCCCGCATCTCACGCTGTGCCTCTTGTGCCCATTCTGCCTCGATACCCTCCAACGACCGGCCGTTGGCTGCAGTCAAGACGGCGCGCGACAGGCTGAACTTGCCGTTGAGCTTCTCAATTTCACGCTCTTCGCCACGGCTCACTGCCTCACCACCCACCATGCGGGCGACCATCTTCTCGTGGTCGGCGCGGTGCTTGATGCGCTTGTCCAATGATGCAACCTCGGCAACCAACCACTCGGCCCGCTGCTCTTCAGCTTCGGTGATTTGGCGGCCTTCTTTGTCTGGGTTCTCCACGAGGGCGACGTGCTCCTCGTAGTACTTGGCGCGAAGCGCCTTCAGTTCGT